CTCTTTAAAGTCCGAGCTAGACGGATCCATCTTCTTTATCTCTTCTACATCCCAAATCTGAGTTGTAGGTATAAAAGCATTAAAATCATCGCCAGCCATTATTCTAACCTCATTCTAGATGGTTGAGTGTGTAAAACTAAACCTTCGAGTTGGAAGTCGGAGGCTGATATCGTCTGATCCTGCATCTGATCATCGTTCATATAAATTTGTATCTGAATGCACTGACCCTCTCCACTAAAGTAAACTGGGTGCCAGAGCCTTTCTTGAGAGGCCTCAAGGGGATAAATAGTGTATGGAGAAGTCTCTAATACATTTGTTCCCACAATTGCCCCACTGGCTGTGCCATCCGTCACTAGGGAGATATTTGCACTTGAAGGGAAGTAATCAACTGTCACTTCTCCGTCTGTAGTTTTCTGTACAGCAAAGTCTATATGAGCCAAATGAACGTTCCTGCCGTCCTTGACGTAAGGGTTCCATTGCTTAGAGACGACACTGATGTTGGATACCCTAGCGATGGTTCCACCGCCTTCATAAGTTCCAACACCGCCTGCCACTATCTCAAATGAATCACTATTCACTGTATTAACTACCTGATAATTTATTGTCGTATCGGTATTTACACCGTTAAGATTGCTTATCTTTATCCAATCTCCAACAGACAAGTTATGGTCTATGCATGTAATAAGTAGTCTATTAGGCAAAGAACCGGGATCAACGTCAGTTATCTGCATTACTGAGGCATTTTCTGAACGATCTACATCAACGATGTAGATATATCCCTGAGGATTACCGGCTATAACTTGTCGGAATTGTGCCTGTATAAGGCCACTTTTCCAACTATTGTTAGTAGACTTCCATGAAAAGGCCGTTGATTGCCATGTATAGCCATCTTGTTGCTCAAAATATCCCCAACTAGTAATACAATCGTCATTAAATGCCCATGCACCATTCTTATAGTTGAAGACTAAGATTTTGTTTGGATAAGTGTCCGTAGCACTCTCATTGCCACTAGGGAAAGTCCAATAAACCATTTCAGCATAGAAATCCCTTATTCCGGCTACTCTTGCGACACCGGCAGTTTTATTACTTATGTCAAATATCTGTTGAGGTATCTTCTCGTCCACACGAACAACGTTCGCGCCAGAGCAAGCATGAATTCCGGTATTGCCAATCGTCAGGGCTACCTTATCGAATGGAACAGAGGAGAACGTCGCTTCACTTCCAAGCTCTGCGTTGATCTTCTGCCATACAAAGGGGAGAATTGGGCTACCCGTGTAGGCCAATTCCCATGTGCTGCGTTCAAAGTAAACTATCAATCTATCTTTAACGAAAGCTGCACTAACAATATCCTCTTCAGTGGGAGCATCTATATAACCGCCTCCCGTGTAACCTACTTCATTGGCTTGAAGGAAGGCGGTAGCTGAGAAAGGACTTCCATTGTGTGAATATCTTAGCCTGTTAGTGTAGGCTAAGTTAGCATCGCCATTAGTTCCCGAATCGTCACTTTCTATTGTATTTAACAATAAAAGTCGGTTCTTAAAGGGGACAATAATGCGACATGTTTGAATCTTGTATCCATTGGATTTAGCACTAACTTTGAACTTAGGTTTAAATGCCGCCCAGCCGCCAGCTGTTGTATATGCATACATAGAGTCGCCGTTAGGGCTGGTAGCACTAGTGCTTGCATTGAAATTTGTTACGAATAGAGCGGTTGCATCGGGTGTTGCACCGTCCCAGTTATAAGACCAGAAGAACTGATCGTTATTTCCAGTCCAATATACTGTTCCGTCCCTATTCCATGAGCCACCCGAATACTTATAAACATATTGGGTATCGAATACGTAAGTAGTATGATTATTGGCCGGTCCTGCTTCATATTTATTAATACCCATAATTGGCATTGCAGGATAGAAATAGACTACATCACCCACATTACTTGTCATGCCTGCTAAAACTAGATCTCCAGTTGTTGTATTAAATGTATGAGTTGTTGCTACACCCGTTGTTTTCAACAAGGTAGCAGGTGTTCCCAGGGCGTTTACCGTAAATATTACACTTCCTACAGAGAACATTTGGCCTATTTTGAAAGTACTGTGGGTAATAGTCGTAGAAAAGGTTCCACCGGCTTGAATTGTCCCTAGGGAGGCTCTAGCTCTTGAACTAAGCTGCGCTGTTTCTGGTATAGAGCCACCAGTACCTGAATAGGAAGAGCCGAATCTTTTCCTGACTCGACCACGGAACACATAAGCATTCTCTAATTCAGCAAAGGCATCATCTGGAATGAGCCAAGGCTTCATATCGGTCTCTAAACCGACATTGATTGGTGCAATCAGGAAACGATCCATGTTATACCCCCATTACTAATACATAGAAATTTAAGGTAACGGTGCCAGAGAATGGTTTCCAAGCGGAAACTGTTACGGCATTAGCTCCGGAAGTGTTGTCATAGCTCTTCCAGAACACATTTCCCTCTGGCGAACTTCCAGAATATGCAGGTGTTACGCTCCCAAGGACGACTGTTGTTATGTCTGGAACTCCTGTCCCAGCGGCTAACCCAACTGTTGTAGAGGAACCAGTCGTAACGCTGCCAGAGGCCCATTTCATAATTAGGCCTGTAGGAAGTCTGCACCATCCGGTCGTTGTATTGCTACCTGTGGTGAAATCTATCTCTGTGCCGCTATTTTGCTGCCTCCAGAAAAGAGCCGGTACAGGTGAAGCGAGAGTATTGTTCTTAGAATATAGTCCGATAGTACTAGCTGCCGTTGTAGGGCCGCTAACATTTATAGGTAATTTAAGTACTCCAGCGTTTACATCAAATACGTTATACAGTGCAGTAAAGTTATTAAGAATATCCGTCTGGGACTGACTTAACAGATCACCAGCTTGGGGGATATTAGATTTGTATGCCATTACTCATTCCCCTTTTCGTAATATATGACTCCGAAAATGACGACCATGAAGAATATTAGGATTACCCAGAATTCATCGCACATTAGATTGTCCCTCCACTACCTTGACCCCAGCTATTGGCGCTTGAGGCGTTTCCGGATTGTTCAACGTAGATTGAGGCTGTTCTTTGATTAGAGTTTTGAACAAGAGTACGGCGCAATATTAATCTCTCTTGTTGCTTGAATTCTGGCATTATCATCTGCACAGTTTCCATGTCCATCCGATCTTCCAGAACCTTCTTAGCTGCGCCGTAGGCTATATATTGCCACCATTCGCATAAGTCCGGCATTTGATTGCTCGAAAGCAGCTCGGTAGGTCTTTCATAAACCTCTAAGCGAATTTGGTAAGGCTGATCTGGGATTGGGCGGAGTGTAAATTTGTTATCATAGTAAAGAATTGCTTGTGGTAGAGCTGGAACATAAGCTACTACCTGGCTATTGATAGGCGCTCCAGATGCGGGTGCTAGGGTAAAGTCAAAACTATAAGCACCCGTAACATAATCGATAGTGCCAGGAACACTAACATCGCCATAAAGGAGTCCATTACCATCATCATGAACTTCTAATCCCCCATTGTTATTATTAATAGAAGAAAACGTCACATTCTCACGTACTACTGGAATATTAGCTAGGGTACCGGAGAAGGTGGTTGTGACACCGTCTCCGGTTGTTCCAATGGATTGTATGCTATTTACCATAGGGTACATAGCGAAGAACTGTTCCCTAGACTGTGAGAGTAACGCTTGATAGCCAGCTATATAAACAGGACCATGTATAGTCGTGTACTGATTGACGAAGTTATACAAAGGATTGTTAGGATCCGTGGTGTTAGTCTCATAAACATCGATATACGGCTCGCAATAGAAAGTTAATGTCTTTCTGAGCGAGAATAGCCGTAAATGCTCAGGAAAGTCATATAAAACGAAAGTGTTAACATATTTATCTATATCACTATCCGAAAGCTGCGATGGAGACGGACTTCGCGTCAACCTTCTGACCTTGGTCCTTATCTCCGCCAGCGTTGAAAGCGAAGCATCACCACTCATCTCTCACTCCTTATCTTCATTACTACTTAAATATTGGTCATTTCTACAGTTGTCAGCGTTGTCCCGACAGGAGTTAAGTCATCGATATCGATAAACTCTAAGCTTTGGAACCCAAAACGACGTACTTTGGTACCAACTTTGGCAATTTTGTTGCCGTTTTCGTCAGTCATGAACTGATGAACTGGATACCAGCCGTTCTTGTTTAGGTGTTTGGCTATCCCTAGGGGTAACGAATAAACCTGACCGTCTACTAAATTAAAGGTCTCAACCGGATCTTCCTTGTAGAGGCGAATTGAGAAGCTTAAAGTGTGACCAGGAGCTTCATAAAAGCGGAATATGCCTTTAACTTTCTCACGATCCTTATCCCTCATAAACTTTAGGGATACCTTCTTCTTCGTATCTACCTTAGGTGCTTGGTTCTCGGTTTGAGCATCTACTCTTATCTGTGTATTATCTGCCATCTCTCTATCTCCCTATTAAGTGTCACGGTACCGGACGGTACCGTGACACATCTCATTACACGTTAAATGATTTACCAGCTCTCCAGTAAATAACATCACTAGCTGAACCAGCTGGGGATTGCGCACCACCGGCCAAGATCATGCCGATATAACCCGTGTTAATCGTTGCATCATCAAGAAGGTTAAGATACGAACCACTTGCTGCTTCTCCAACAGGTACCACCATTGCTGGGGTAAATGGAGCAGCTGCTGTAGCTGGGAAAGCGAATGCTGTAAATGCTGAAGCATCGATATCAGTTGTAATAGTATTATTAGTTGTATCGATAGCTGTTACGGTTGCCAAAAGGTTATTAGCCTCGATCATTCCGTAAGCCGCAGGAACCATCAATCTTACTTTCTGTCCTACTGTATATCCATGTGCTACTGACATAGTTACAACAGCTGGATTAGCAGCTGTGATAGCTGTGATGTAACGATGCGTTGGATAGTATAAAGGATCGAAAGGTATAATCCTGAAAGAACCTGTTGTACCTGCACCACCCAATTGCGACATGAAAGGCAATCTGAAGCTGGTGTTTGCACTAACTGTATCGATCTGGAAGTCGATTCCACCCAATTGCTGTGCGCCAAGGACGTTGATAAATCTAACAACGCTACCTGCCACAAGATTTGCGGTTGAGCTTGCACTAACAATGGGCAAAGAAGCTGTAGAAACAGCTGTTACAGTTGAGTTAACGGCACTAGGGACAATAACACTTGAGTCAACAAGCGTAAATCCACCAGAAGATAAAGCGACTAGATTTAGTGCATCTGTACTATTGGTTTTCTTATATTCGATACCAGTTGCAGCTGCCATTCCTCTTTGCCAGAAGAACTTTACGCCGCGGCCAGTACTTTGTTGAGTTGCTAACTGATTCCAGTTATAAACTTCCATCCAGTCTACGTCGGAACGGAGTTGGATAGTAGTATTCGCGCCAGTAGAGGTAAATTTACCTTGCTGGATTATTGTATTATCTGCCATGGTCTATCTCCTTAAATTAATGTTGTGCGGAGATTAATGACCCACAAATCGTTAGTGATTCGTGGAACTTCCGCGAATTTATAGCCGACACTGGCGTTGAGGGCCAAAGGTCCGTCGTAGATAGGTGGTCGGTAGATAAACTGTGCTGAATACCCGTCCTGCTCGACGCAAGCAAATGCTTCCATACCGACGCAGAAGATGTTATAAACGTCTGCACCAAGGTTAGAGGCATTAGACGATAGAGAACCAATACTTGAAATCAAGAATCTAAGGTTACCAATTGAACCCCATTCTGATCTTAAGATGTTCATTTGGGATGGATATTGTGTGTGATGTATGAAACCTGAAACGTTGTCCAAGTTACCTGTTAGCTGTGTTGAACCTAAAGCGAAATAAGCATTACGAACAGGGGCTGTACCGAATTTGTTTTCACCTTCGATATTGTCCATGATTGTATATGCATTATTGCTCAACAGAGTTCTTACTACTACGTCCACATCGGAACGTGTAATTTCCGTTGGGCTGTCACCGTTTACACCGCCCGTACAGTTAATAAATGAGGCTGTAGAGGCTAACATATCACGTGTTAATTGATCCTCTGTTTGACGAAGTGAAACACCCAAACGGGCTGCGCACTCATTCAAAACAGGGTCTTGTGATTGCAATGTTACCTGCTCATTTATCATGACATAAGTACCGTAGAACGATACTTTAGCGTCAATGTCAATCGCAGTTAATTGTTGGGCTGGAGGTGTTACACCGGAGTTTCCAAGTGGAACCATAGCGGTTGCAAGTGGATTGTATCGGCGCATTCTGAGTGTTGTACCACCATTACGAGGCATCTGCTTCTTCATGGCTGGTATCTTATGAATCATATTTGGCACTGGGACAGATAGCAACTTGTTCGAAAACGATTGTTGCACTGGCGCAGGCAAAATACTTGTAGTTGTAATTGCCATAGATATTCCTTTTATTGAGATCGTCGATGCCAAAATGTCTGGCACCCTTCATTACTACGCTTGGCTGACGAGGCCGGGATCTGTCTGAGCTGACGAAGCTCGGGATCTGTCGATTGAGTTGGCGAAACTCGGGATCTGCCATTATTAGCGTAGATCGATCCTGTGAAAGAAATCAAGTCAGATTGATTGAAGAAGAGAATGTGTTGATATAACAATAGAAAACGCCCCTAGGGGGACAGCCCTAGAGGCGCAGTTTAGGTTCAGCATTTAATTTACTTTTATCAAGTTCATATTTACTTGCTCATATGTTCCCCTTCCTGTTAAAATATTAATGTTCTCCTGACATTGCGGCGTCTGGAAGCGCCGTTGTTGATACATTTTCTACAAGGGGAATGACATTCGCGTGTCATTCCCTTATTTAATAACTACGTTCTAAATATCTCTTTCTAGCTAATGCACGAATAACATGTTTATCAAGGTTGGAGTAATCGTCTATTATCAAATCGCATTCATCTTTAGCCGACAATTTACCCCCATAATTAACACCTATGCAGATTGCCCCAGTGGCATTACAAGCCTTAACTCCTTCTGGAGAATCCTCAAA